CGCAATTGGACAAGTTCGGCGTGGGCGACAAATTTGCTGGATGGACTCTTGATGACCCTAACGATCCAAATTCTCGTCAGGGTATGGCTTACGAAGAGATGATCGCGCCCATGGCAAAAGCCATTCAAGAATTGTCAGCCAAAGTCGCTGCCCTCGAAGCCAAACTCACACCACCTGCAACGCCAGCCGCATAAGGAGAACCAGTGACAACTAGCTATCCCGGCAGTCTTGATTCGTTCACGAATCCGGCTTCCACCGACACGCTCTCGTCGAGCACCGTCCCACACGCGGCGCAGCACGACAACGCCAACGATGCGATTGCAGCTATCGAGACAACCCTGGGCACAAATCCCCAAGGAAGCTACTCCACCGTTGCAGCTCGTCTTTCCGCGCTCGGCACTTCCGGTGTCACATTCTCACAATGGCGCTTTACCTCGTCAGGTGGCGAGACTTCACTATCTGGATCCGACGCATTTTCCACAACCCTTGCTTACACGGCAGGTGCGGAAATGGTGTTCGTCAACGGCGTTCTACTTGAGCGTGGGGTCGATTACACAGCTTCCAATGGCACATCAGTCAGCTTGACCAATGCGCTCGTTGCTGGCGATATCGCGACAGTTGCTTCACCCAGCAGCTTCTCAGTTGCCAACGCGATTCCTCTCTCAACTGTTACAGCTAAAGGCGACACAATCGTTGCGACCGGATCTGGATCCGTTACAAACCTTGCTGTCGGCGCTGACGGTTCAACACTCGTGGCAAACTCTTCTGCTGGTGGTGGGTTGTCTTGGGCAGGGCAGCCTTATGCCAATCCTGTTCTCAACTCAGCAATGGACATTTGGCAACGCGGCACAAGCATCTCAGTAACAAGTGCAAGCGTTTATGGGCCAGATAGATATTATGTAAGTTCTGGCGCTGCGGCTACATATAGCCGACAAGCAACTGGCGACACAACCAACCTTCCAAATATCCAGTATTGCACCCGCGTACAACGCAACTCAGGTCAAACTGGTACAAATGCCTTGCGCTTCTCTCAAGCGTTTGAAAGCGTAAATGCTATTTCGTTTGCAGGAAAAACAGTCACTTTTTCTTTTTACGCTCGTGCTGGCTCAAACTATTCTGCTTCCAGCAATGCTTTAGCGGTAAATATGTATGCTGGAACTGGCACAGACCAAAACCTTATTGCTACTGGTTACACAGGACAAACTAACCCAATTTCGCAAACTACAACCCTAACAACTACTTGGCAAAGGTTTGCTTACACGGGAATAATCTCATCTTCTGCAACAGAAATAGGATTTGTTTTTGACTTTACCCCAACGGGTACTGCTGGAACAAATGATTATTACGACATTACAGGCATACAGATTGACCTTGGCTCAGTTGCACTTCCATATCGCCGTAACGCCAGCACACTTCAGGGGGAGTTAGCCGCTTGCCAGCGTTACTACTACCGCATCACAAATGCTAACCAAACGCCTCTTGGTACAGGTTTTGGATTTTCAACTGGCGGTTTTTTTGCAGTTATTCCTTACCCTGTAACAATGCGAGTAGCAGCGACAGCAATTGACTACAATGCGCTTTCAAGTATTCAATGGCAAGGAAATGCTGGCGGAAATACGCCGTCAAGCGTTGTTCTTGATTCAAATGTCAATAGCATTTACAGCGCTGGAATAGATGTAAACAAATCCTCATCTTTTTCCACAACGGGCGTTTATTCCCTTTTGCTAATTTCTGGCGGCTATCTCGGATTTAGTGCGGAGTTGTAATGGATACAGTTACCTTTATTGATGTTGAAACTATGGCGGGAACCGAAACTCACGCAATTATCACCCACGCTGACGGTTCATTTACTTCCATGCTCAAAGCAACCTATGATGCTCAACAAGCAACACTTCCATCCAACTCTTCTATCCCACAGGCAGGTGAATAAATGAGTCGCGCACAATTAACTTCAACAGTTGAGCAGAATACGGGTGGGGCAGTAGCGCCGTTCGTGGCTGGTAAGAATTTTTTGGCTAATGGTGGGTTTGACATCTGGCAAAGAGGAACATCGTCAGTTAATCCTTCTGCAAATACTTTATTGGCAGACCGTTGGTATATGTATTTCAATGCTGGTGCTGCAACATTTTCTCAAGAAACATCAAATGTACCAACAGGTTATAGATATGCTATGAAAATTGCTCAAAGTAGTGCTTCTGCTTTGCAACTTCTTCAACAGACTATTGAAACATCTGCTTGCCTTGCTTTTGCTGGTCAAAACATCACAGCATCTGCGCTAGTTGCCACTTCAACAGGAACAGTTCCAGTAACTTTAGATGTTCAATATTCAACATCTGCTGATGCAGGAATTGGCGGTACATACACATCCGCAACATCCGTTGCTTCTGGAACAAATACTGCTTCAACAACCTATTCAAAGGCTTGGAATACTGTTTCAATACCTTCTACTGCCAAAAGTATTCTTTTTAGAATGTTGGCTAATCCAGTACCAGCAGGAACATCTTTTTACATAACTGGTATCCAATTGGAAATTGGCTCAGTCGCCACACCATTCAGCCGAGCAGGTGGCACACTCCAAGGAGAGTTAGCCTTGTGCCAGAGGTATTTTACTTCTATCGCTTCCAATTCAAGCGCTGTTTATACTTATTATGGCAATGGTTTCTTTTATGGCAGTACGGGAGCCAAACTTTTTTTCTCCCTACCTGTAACGATGAGAACAAACCCATCCCTAAGCCTTGTCAACCCTACCTCAATGCAACTTCAGTACAACAATACAAATCAAGGTGTTGTTGCTTCTGGAACTGGTTTAGATCAAAGCAACGGCCAAACGGTTGGAATGTTTGTAAATGTTTCAAGCGGCGTTTCGGTTGGTACGGCATGTATCATGACATCAAATGCAGCAAATACTGCTATTCAACTTAGTGCGGAGTTGTAATGAATAATTTAATTTATACCGTAATTCCAGCAGACCCATCAATCTTTAGAAGCGAAACTATTCAGCGCACCGATGCAGATGGTTCAGTCTGGTTTATTCCAACCGACCCTGCCAACTCAGACTACCAAGCCTACCTAGCCACACTTGCAGCCAACTCTGCGCCTACTGCCCAATAGGGTGTAAGGTGGGGGCATGAAAAACCATTATTGGATTTATGAATTAGTGATGGCTGGTTTTAGCCTCTTTTTGATAATTAAATTTTGGCATTAGGCTAACTCCACAGAGAGTTAGAGATTCACAGCTACACAACAGCCCCAGATCGGGGCTTTTTTTATGCCCAAAAACAATCGGGGGATTGACCCATGGAACTAGTTCCACTCGACGAGATTCATCGTCAGCTTGAAAATAGATACAACGCAAGTGGATTCTCACCCTATGTCATCCGCACCGATTGGCAGATCATTCGTCGAATCGGTGTTCATCCGGCGCTGGCAACCAGTCAGGATCTCGAGAAGGTTGTGCTCAAGGCCACCAAGCAATCGACCAAAGCCAACTATGTCTCCAGGTTGCGTTCGATCTATAAACATCTCAACAAGATGAATCTGGTCAATGGGAACAATCCGGCGATCGATTTGCCAAATGTGAAATCCGGTCGTGGCGTGCCTAAACCTGTCACCCAGCGTGAGTTAGACCTGCTACTTGCCGAAGCAAAAGAGCCATATCGTGATTGGTTCATTCTCGGTGCATTCGCCGGGCTTCGCGCACATGAGGTTGCCAAAATTGAAGGAGCCGACCTGATCGAAGATCAAGGTGGGTATTCCCTGCGAGTAATCGGCAAAGGAAAGACTGATCTAGTCATCCCAGTTTCCCCGCTTGTTGCTCAGACAATTCTCAAACACAACACGCTCGGCAAATTGTGGAAGATCGACCCAAACGGATTTTCCAAAAAAGCAGCTGACGAGATGCGCCGAATCCTGGGCGCTAACGCCAAACACTTTCACTCTCTTCGACATTACTTCGCAACAACCATGCTTGAGAAATCCGACGGCGATCTGCTGGCGGTCAGGGATCTCATGCGCCATTCCTCAGTCGCAACGACTCAGGTCTATACGCAACTGGCTCAAGGTCGAACTCGATCTTTGGTCAATCTCTTGGAATAGGACATCCAATGAACCTGAACAACACCAACCTCATGACCAACGCAATTTGGGCAGTCGTCGACTCCATTGCAATTTTGGGAGGTGGTTTTCGGGTTTATCTCAAACTCATCAAAAAACTTGATCGTATTGAGTACGCCATTTTCAACGATGGCAACGGAATGAAACAGCAAGTGCAAGACCTGCATACCAAGCAAGCCGAAATCAAAATCGATATCGAAGTCCTCAAAGCAATTAGGGAGCAACAATGAGCAACAAACTGACACTCAAAAACTGGAAACTGACCAATCGTGAAAAAGCATTTGCCGAGCATTACATCTATGGACTCGCAGCCGCAGGATGGGCAACTGAAAAAATCGTTGGTAGCCACGACTACAAAAAGATTGCAGTTGGAGCACTTGTGGGCGGCATCCTTGCTCCACTCGTCGCTCGAATCAACCCACTATCTCTCGCCAACTCAATCTCAAACGAGACTGGCGTTCCTGTCGCAGTTGCTCAAAGCGCAGTCCAAGTAGCGGTCAAAGAAGCTGACAAAGTGATTGCGCAGCAGCCAGCAGTCACGGCAATCGCTGCAACAGCTCCAGCAGCACCTGCCGCAGTCATCACGCCCGTGGCTCCAGAAGTACCAAATATCCAATAAATACACGCTAGAAGGGGAGTCTCATGGCTGGCGCTCTTGATGTGCTCAATGTTGCACAATCGCAAATTGGCTTTGTCGAAGGTAAGGCCGAAGAGACTCCCTATTCAATCTGGTATGGAATTCCCAATGCTGCCTATTGCGCGATGGGAGTTTCATGGTGCTTTGCCCAAGTAGGTCTTTCTTCACTGGTTGCAGCGCAGACACCCAAAGGCTTTGCCTACAATCCGGCGGCACTTCCTTGGTTTCAACGCCAGGGATGTGTCGTCAATAAGTATCAAGGTGCACCTGGCGATCTTGTCTTCTACGACTGGAACTCAGACGGCGTTCCCGACCATGTTGAGATCGTAGAGAATGCAAGTGCTGATGGAATCACTGCCATCGGATTCAACACTGGCAATCCCAATGATCCCACCAATCCGGCAACTGGCTGTTATCGCGTGCACCGTCCCTATATGTTCGTCATGGCGATCGTTCGTCCGAAGTATCCAGTTGTAGTTGCACCCGTCAAGCCAACGACAACAGGCAAGAAGGCAACTGCTGGCGTTGCAGCCGCAGGATTAGCAGCGACAGGTGGCACGGCAGCGCTTCACTCAGGCGCGATGACTTCGTCAACGCCAACGCCTACGGCTTCGCCTACTGTCTTTGTTGCACCACCCTTTCCAACATCTGCCACCGCTTTTGCCATTGGTCAGAGCAGTGACGCTGTCATGGCGGTTGAGAAGGCACTTGCCAATGCCGGATTGCTTCCCATCAACTATGTCACGGGCACAATGAACGCCCAAACTTTTACAGCTCTTGCAACATGGGAGAAGCAAAAGAAGATCAGCGCCACTGGCATTCCACAACTTGTCTATGACACTTTGAAGGCATCCCTATGAGCAAGCATTTCAAGTTTCGCATTCATGACGCTAAGCAGCTGATGATCGCTTTCACCGGAGCATTTAGCACTTGGGCTGCGACAGGCTTTCAGCACGATTTTCCTCACTTGTCTTATGTCATCATTGGTTTTATTAGCGGGGGATTGGTTTCACATACCGAATCGCATTTCGAGCAGACAATCCCACCGAACGCTCACATTGTTACTCCATACGCACAGAACATCCAAGAAATTCCCAATACTCAAGCACCACTCCAACCAACTCAATCCGGAGCTGATGTCACCAAGGTCATCAGAATCAATTCAAACCTTCTGAGTTAGGAAATCAATGTCAGGGTACACATTGACTCAAGATCACAAAAATGTCGCCACCTCACTCGCTGAGATGACATTCGGCGATTTCAAGTCTTCACGCGGTCACTACTTCAACAACCCCAAATCTCACCTGGTCGGAAGACTGGGGGAGTTTGCAGCCTTTCATTGGTTTGCAGATAACGGGTTTGAGCCACGCTTCTCCACCGAGCGCACTCATTGCGATATATACACAACTGCTGGCAGGTGTGAGGTCAAGACATGGAGCGAGCAACACTGGGACACGCTGGGACGATCAGTTTCCGTCACGCAATTGCCTAGTATTCGACGCAAAGCAGATTTTATTCTTTGGTGTTCGATTGGCGACACCGAGCGTGATGAACCAGAAGTCATCTTGAGGGGATGGTGTGATGTGGCTGTGATCGACAAATATGAACCATTGCTTACTGGCAAAGTGGGACGACAGATTTACAACTATCAATTGCAAGAGTCAGACATCCAGCCGATGTCCACACTCAAGGTGATTGTATGAACCGCGCTGAGATATTAGAAGAAGCAGCGCGACTGACTGCGCAGGATCGCAATAAGAACTATGGCGATCCATATACTAACCACAAACGGATTGCCGATTTGTGGTCAGTAATTCTGGGGATTGATGTCACACCATCGCAGGTTGCACTTTGCATGGTGCAAGTCAAAATTGCACGACTTATCGAAACACCAACTCATGAAGATTCCTTCGTTGATGGCGCTGCTTATATGGCCATTGCAGGAGAGATTTCCTAGAGTTGC